GATTGCTTTCAAGACACGTTATGGTCTTATCGCTAATCCAATCATCGGTGCTGTCAGTGGTATCGGTGATGCTAAGTCTAATCCTTACTACCGTACATTCCGCGTTAAGAACATTAACGTTGGTTTACAAAGCTAAGTTAGATCTTAACTAACAACACATTTAAAGAGGAGTTCTTCGGGACTCCTCTTTTTTTGCGTTATAAATAGATATATGAGCGGAACAAACCTAACATCTAATATTAACATGCTTTCTCCTACAGGGTTTAAGCTTACAATCAATCGCGAAAAGTTTGCGAATACTGAATTTTTCATAACCAGTTTTGGTATACCTTCTGTCACTTCAGGTGAAGTTCAAACTAACTTTCGTAATCGAATTGGATATACCCCAGGCGAGGCAATCACATTTGATACACTGTCTTTAAGGTTTGCGATTGATGAAGATATGACAAACTACACAGAAATGTTCAGCTGGATGAAAGCAAACAGCGATACTACTGAACGGCACGATATGATATTGTCAGTCATGTCAAGTCACAACAACGTAAACAAGCAGTTTCAGTTTAAAGAATCGTTTCCTACGTCGTTAAGTGGTGTTGAATTCAATTCGCAATCGTCTGATGTTACATACTTACAAGCAGATGTTACTTTTAGATACAATGAATTTGCTATAATTAAATAACTATAAATAAATTTATATTATGATTAACTTGGAACAGATCCTAGAGATGTGGAAGAAGGATGCAGTCATTGATGATGTATGCCTTGACGATGAGACTATAAAGTCTTCTAAATTACATGCCAAATACCTTGAACTTTTTTCAATGGCTAAGCTTATGCTAAAGAAAAAGGAAATGGAACAAGAATCCATGAAAAAGGATAAGTGGCTTTATTATAATGGTAAGATGTCACAGCAAGATATGGACAACCGTAAATGGAAGTACGATCCATTCGATGGTATGACTAAACCTTTGAAGAGCGACATGGAAATGTATTATTGCACTGATGAAGATATGGTGCGCATTCGTGCACAAATCGATTATCAGAAAACAATTATTGATACTCTTGAAGAAATCATGGGTAATATCAGATGGAGACACACACACGTCAAGAACATTCTTGACTTTAAGAAGTTTACCTCTGGCATGTAATGATTAGCGCTAGTAAAAAGGACGAAGCAAAAGTAATACTGCGATCTGATGATAGTGGTGTACTAATGGAGCTTGGTGAATATTTTACGTTTTATGCAGAAGGCTATAAGTTTATGCCTGCTTATAGAAATAAGTTGTGGGACGGAAAGATTCGATTATACGATTCAAGATCACAGACTATTCCTTATGGTCTGATGAAGCGAGTAGCAGAATTTTGTTATGAGCGAGGATACGAGCTTAACGTAGATGGTTCTTTAAAACATGAGATTGATGAAAAAGATATATTAAAAGAGTTTATCGATAAACTACCTATTAGCATTAAAGGTAAAATGATCAATCCAAGAGATTATCAGTTAGATGCTTTTATACACGCTGCGCAAAGTAGCAGGTGTATTTTAATATCTCCTACAGGATCTGGTAAATCTCTTATCATTTATATGCTTATGAGATATTTTCTCGAAACTGATGTTGATTTTAAAGCGTTAGTTGTTGTACCTACTACATCGTTAGTAGAGCAAATGTATAAAGACTTTGCTGATTACTCAGGAGAAGACGATACGTTTGATGTAGAAGAAGATGTTCATAGAATTTATTCAGGGAAAGAAAAGCTTAATTTCGAACAATCTGTAGTAATTACTACATGGCAAAGTGCTATTCGTTTACCTCCGAATTGGTTTAAGCAATATGGCTTCGTTGTAGGTGACGAAGCACACACGTTTAAAGCTAAAAGCTTAACTACGATTATGAATCGTTTAACAGAAGCGCATACTCGCATCGGTACTACTGGCACGCTTGATGGTGCTGTTTCAAATCAAATGACACTTGAAGGAAACTTCGGTCCTGTACATAAGGTGACGACTACAAAGGAGCTTATTGACTCTGACACTTTAGCTCAACTTACGGTGCAGTGCTTAGTATTAAAATATCCTGATGAAGAACGCAAACTTTGTAAAGGATTAAAGTACCAAGACGAAATAGATCATATAGTAAGTCACGAAAAAAGAAATCGATTTATTGTTAATCTGACTGCAGATCAGCAAGGTAACTCTTTAGTATTGTATAATTTAGTTCAAAAGCACGGCAAGCCTTTATATAACATGTTTACAGAAAAACTAAAAGGAACTGGCCGTAAAGTGTTCTTTGTATCTGGTGCAGTAAACGCTGAAGAACGAGAAAGAATTCGCGAGATTACTGAAAAAGAAAAGAACGCTATTATTGTTGCGAGTGTAGGTACCTTTAGCACAGGTATAAATATAATTAATCTACACAATATAATGTTTGCTTCACCTACAAAATCACAAATAAGAGTTTTACAATCTATTGGAAGAGGACTACGAAAAACAGAAGATGGACAAGGAACAACCATTTACGATTTAGCAGACGATTTATCGTGGAAGAAGAAAAAGAACTACACATTAAATCATGCAATTGAACGAGTAAAAATTTACGCAAAAGAGAAGTTTAAATACAAAATACACGAGGTACCACTATGAGCTATAACCCATCAGATTCGCTAAAAGAATTTTTAAACAGCACACGTATAGTAAGTTATCGCTTAGTTGATGGATCGTACATTATTGCTGAAGAAGTTGACTCTGAAGAAGAAAACAATGTTATGTACATCGCATCACCACTCCAACTGATCCTCACTGAAAAAACACAAAAAAGCTTTTTGCGCCCTTGGATAAATTGCGATGAGGACGAATTAGTTACGATCGCCGGAGATAAGATCATAGGTTTATCTGAAACACCTTTCTCCCTTAAACTACACTATCACAGATATTTACTATTCCAAAGAATACAGAAAGTATTGAGTGATGATGAGCTAGAAGATGCATTAAAGGAAATGTTTAATCCTCAAGTTGATAATCAAGATTTCATGGATGATGAAGGAGAAGATTGGAAAACAGAACCAACTAATACTGCAAGTGAAGAAGACTTTGGTTTAAATCAACCTCTATCTGATTACCATACTGAATGGCGAAAGAAGTTTAGAGATAACAATTAAGAAGGCCCACCTTTTTTTGTTTGTACTTATTTATTATACCAATAGTTTAATCAGTTGTACACAACAAAATGATAAAAAGTGCATTTATTTTATGTACTAATAGTGAAACACATTATATAATAGATACTAAATTATGGAAAAGAACACTCCCAAGAAAAAGCTAAAACCTAGAGAAAAACCGCACTACGTAAACAACAAACAATTTTCTCAGTCTGTTGTAGATTACGTTACCTCAGTGAATGAAGCTCGTGAAAAGATGGTAGATGAGCCAAGGATCACCGAATACATTGGAACTTGTTTTTTAAAAATTGCTGAAGGCCTATCCCATAAACCAAACTTTGTAGGATACACATACCGAGAAGAGATGGTAATGGACGCCGTCGAAAACTCTATTAAGGCGATTATGAACTATGACGTTAAGAAAGCAACTCGTACTGGATTGCCTAATGCTTTTGCCTATTTTACGCAGATAACATATTTCGCCTTTTTACGTCGAATTGCAAAGGAGAAAAAGCAACAAGACATCAAAGAAAAATATATCGATCATGCAGGAGCTTCAGCCTTCATGGATATTGGCGATCATCCAGATCCAAATGGCATTGTAGATAGAGTGCGCTATAAATCTCAACAAATCCGCGAAAGAGATAACAAAATAAAAGAATACGGTAAAGAACTTAAAAAGAAACGCGCCAAAAAGAAAATCATTGGTGGATTAGATAAGTTTCTATAATAGATTATGCGAATAGCGATATTGAATGACACCCATGCTGGTGTCAAAAATGGCTCAGATATCTTTTTAGATTACTCGGCCAAATTTTATGATGAAATATTTTTTCCCTATCTTTTAGAGAATGGGATTAAACGTATTCTACACTTGGGTGATTATTTCGAACACCGTAAGTACGTTAACTACAAAGTTCTAGAACACAATTACAAACATTTTGTATCTAAGTTATACGAACATGATATGCAGATGGATATTATTCCTGGCAATCACGATGTATATTACAAGAATACAAATGAGTTAAATTCGATCCAAACGATATTAGCACAATATTCTGATCGTATTCATATACACATGGATCCAACAATTGTAAACTACGATGGTTTAGATGTAGCATTGCTACCGTGGATGTGTAAAGAAAACGAAGAAAAGTGTATTCAGTTTATTAATACAGCAGCGGCACCTATTCTTATGGGCCACTTAGAACTTGGTGGTTTTCAGTATATGGCAGGCGCTAATATTAAATCTCACGGTATGGATAAGAAAATGTTTGATAGATATGAATCTGTTTATTCTGGCCACTATCACACTAAGAGCACTCAAGAAAACATTACGTATCTTGGTACACAATACGAATTGACATGGTCTGATGCCGGAGATCCTAAACACTTTCACGTTTTAGATACAGAAAACCGTGATGTTATACCAGTTCGTAATACTAATGTTCTATTTCAAAAGATTTTTTATGATGGCGATGATGAACCATCTATCACTAAAGAACAAATTGAAAACACGTACATCAAAGTAATTGTAACAAATAAAAAGGATCTATACGCCTTTGATAAGTTTATGGAAAAGGTTTACGATTATAATCCACATGAAGTAAGGATTATAGAAAACTTTGATGAGTATAGTGGTGATAACGTTGAAGACGATGATGTTAAAGTAGATGATACACCAACTCTACTTAATAGTTATATCGATGCTACTGAAACAAATTTAAATTCTGACATACTAAAAAAGATGATGCAAGAGCTATTGGTTGAAGCTCAAGCGCTAGATAATATATAATGATTACGTTTAAAAAACTTACTTGGAAAAACTTTCTTTCAACGGGAAATACCGAAACAACAATTTATCTTGACCAAGACTCTTCTACGTTAGTAGTAGGTGCAAATGGCGCAGGTAAATCTACAATGCTTGATGCTTTATCCTACGCTCTATTTGGTAAACCTCACCGTAGTATTAATAAGCCTCAACTCGTAAATTCTATTAATAACAAAAACTGTTTAGTCACAGTTGAATTTTCTGTTGGTAACATCGAATATAAGATTATTCGTGGTATGAAGCCAAACATATTTGAAGTCTATAGAAGTGGTAAGCTATTAGATCAAGAATCACATAGCCGTGATTACCAGAAAATTATTGAACAAAATATTCTTAAACTAAATCATAAGTCTTTTCACCAAGTAGTTGTTCTAGGATCATCTAACTTTATTCCTTTCATGCAACTACCTTCTCATCAACGTAGGAATGTGATTGAGGATCTTTTAGATATTGGCATATTCACAAAGATGAATGGCGTTCTTAAAGATAAAGTAAGTCTATTAAGAAGTCAAATGACAGACACTGATCATCAGTTAGAATTGTTAAAGGAAACTATAAGACTACAAAATAATCACATCGCGGATTTAAAAAGAATTGATACATCACAAGAGTCAAAGCGAAAAAAAGAAATCGAAAGAATTGAAGATGAAATTCTTGAAATAAGTAATAGTAATACCACATTGCAAGAAGAGTATGATAGCACGTATTTAGGTGTCAAATCTAAAATGGATAATGCTCACAACGAAATACAGAATCATACATTCGCAGAACAATCACTTGATACCGATGTAAGAAAAATTGTAAAAGAAGCAAAGTTTTACGAAGTAAATAACGTGTGTCCTACATGTTCTCAGGATATATCATTAGATTTAAAGAACGAAAAAATTGCTGAAGCACAAGAAAATGCTAAAGGCATACAGTCAAAAATCGATAAATCAATAAACGAACGTAGAAGTGTAGAAGTTTTACATGAAGAATACCGTGAACAATGGGTACACCTTAATGAAGTTCAGTCTTCTATTAATACAAATAACGTAAAAGTTACTGGACTAAAAGATAAGATAAAGTCATTGGAAAAGGTTGTTGAAGTTCAGGATACTACTGCTGCTGAAGAAAAACTCGAAACTGATCGTAATACTCGTGAAGAACTCAACAATAAGCGTTCAGAACAATCGAAAGTAAGCTCTTATCTCGATGCCATTAGCGAATTATTGCGTGATACAGGAATCAAAACAAAAGTGATTCGTCAATATTTGCCAGTAATGAATAAGCTTATTAATCAATACCTGCAAATCTTGGATTTCTTTGTGCTGTTTCACCTCGATGATTCATTTAACGAAACGATTAAGTCGCGCCATCGTGATGAATTTACATATGCTTCTTTTTCCGAAGGTGAAAAACA